CAATCAATGCATTCGTCAGGATTAATTACAAGCATATTCTCGCCTTCGTAAAAGCAATCTACTGGACATACCTCTACGCAATCCATATGTTTACATTTTATACATGCATCGTTTACTAAGTATGTCACAAATCTCCTTTTTCCCGCATCTCCGCTCTAATTTTTGTAGCACTTATACTATGTATCTCTTTTCCTAAGTCATGCTCTGTAAAGGTATATCCTACACCACGACCGTAACTAATATCCACGATATTAGGTACTATCATTATATTATATTCCCTTTGATATACAAAGCCTTCTTTAGCTAGTTCTTTTTTAATATTTTCTTCAACGTCTGTTACGATAAAAGGATTATCATCTTGTGCCATTGTACGTCCACCCGAAGCATCTGTATCTTGCGGTACAGTTCTAATCATAATACAAACTTGTCCAGTTTCAGCAAGAGCACGTTTGAATAATTCTGTATGTCCAGGATGCCAAGGTTGCCATCTACCTAGCATTTGTGTTGTAGGTTTAAATGTATCAAACAATTTTATTTCTCCCCATGTAATTTGTAACAACTTCCGCTAATTGAGCATGGGTATCATTAAACCATTCTTTTACATGGTAGTCACAAAAAGCTGGTTCCTCAAACATTTTATTTGTATCTTCAAACCTTCCTTCTGCTATTGTATCCATCCAAACAGTATAGTCAGGATTAAATTCTTGCCTTGCTCGCTCTGTTGGGCAAACAAAATCTGCTACGGCAATCTTTCCAGAAAGCACAACACCATCGGCAAGATGCCTCATTCTTTGTGCTTGTCTAATCCTTCCTTCCGGACTAAAATCCCAATCCTTATAACGTTCCCTAATAGCGTCTGCGTTAAGATGAACTCCACCTAATAGCTCTGCGAACGGAGTAGCAAGTGTTGTCTTGCCACTTCCTGGTAATCCAAAAATTAATATTTTCATTTCATTCTCGATAATCTAATCATAGTTGCCGCCAGATTTATTTCTGGATCAGAAACTAATGTATGATCAACAAGACCTTGTTTGATAATAAGTATAGCACTTTCTTGCTTTTCTTCGTCACCAAACAATTCTACATTGTCATACAACCATTTGTATACATCTTCCATTTCATCTGGACGAGCTTGACTACAAACAAGTTTTCTTGCTTTAGAAATTTGTCCTTGTTTGAATAGTTCAGTCATTTCAAGTTTCCAATCACTCTCACCAGCATCACTTTTTTCTGGAGGAACTAATTGTCCGCTTACACTATTCATTTGTACCATATTGATACATTTACGCAAGTCTGGATATGTTGCTTTTACGTATGTGTCTAAAGTATCAATGTCAGGAGTTATTTCTTCTTTAATTAAGATCTCTGCTACACGAGCTGTAAATTCTGTCTGATCAATACGTTCTATATGAAAGCCTTGACATCTACTATGTAGTGCTGGAATAATCCTGTTTGGATAGTTACAAGTCAGTATAAATCTACTTGTTGTATGATATTCTTCCATTACGCCACGTAGTGCCGCCTGTGCGTTTGGGCTCAAATAATCTGCCTCATCTAACAGCACAACCTTAAATGCCCCGAACGGAATCATTTGTACAAAGTTTACAATCTTATCTCTAACATCTTCTACACTATTTGTCCTACTTGCGTTTATCTCTAACACATCGAGATCATTTACTTCTAACTGATTTAGTAATATTTTAGCTAAAGTTGTTTTACCAATACCGGCGTTTCCTGAAAACAGCAAGTGTGGAATAGTACCGTCTTTAATCCATTGTTGTACTTGTTTCTTTTGATGTTCATCTCTAAACACATAACCGTCAATTGTATTCGGACGATATTTTTCTACCCAAAGTTCTTTCATCTGCCTAACCACCTCCTTGCCGCATTAATTGGATTCTTTAAACCTTCGTAAGTGTCATCTATAAAGTCTATATGCTTACTTAATTTCTTGTTTAGTTCTATAAGCTCAGTTTCGATATTTTTCAATCTCTCATCGTCAACAGGTTGCCAATACTGAAATTTTTTGTTTGTATCAGTACCTATGTAAGCATTTCCTGTTTCCATATCAATAATTTTCCATTTACTTGGACACTTTGTTTCGATAAGAAGTTTAATGGGACTATCTAATTCTTGAACTTCTTTGCCGTCTAATAGTTTTCTAGTTTTCAACTTTCACTCCAAAATGTTTATATGTGTCTTGTACGCATTTTGCTTGGAAGTAACAATCTGCCAAAGCGTTATGGGCATTATTTTGAACTTTCTTTCTTGGATCTTCTGGCAACATCTTAAACAATGTTCTGCTGTCGCGTATCTGCCAATAGTTCCAAGGCACAGGCTTGCCTATATTTTTATATAGGTCCTGTAAAATAACAAAATCAAAAGTTGGACCTTGACACCAAAGATAATCTAATCCAACACACCATTTGTTTAATTGTTTTGTCAGGTTATCACTTAATACACGTTCATGATCACCAAAGGCTTCATCTTGAATTTCTTTAGATTGTTTGCCCCACCATTCCATAGTGCTGTCATCTATAGTGCGTCCTAATTTTTCAGACTGCTCTTCTATGTCACATCTAAGATATAAAGGTGAATGGGGTTCCTCATTTTGAAAAGGGTTGAACTTAATAGCTCCTAAAGTTAACACAACACTATCAGGATTGACTCCTAGTGTTTCTAAATCAATCATTCCGTGTGTTGCCATTAACCTTTCCTATTCTCTTGGCCCATTGCTGACATAATCAATAGCACATACAGAATTGGCCAAGCCCATCCGGTTATGTAGCCTGTAGTATGTAATATCATCAGAGCTATACCAGTGGCACCTGTTGTACCTATGCCTGATGACTGTGGTTTTGGAAACTTCATTGTACACTCCTATTTTGTAAATTGTAACACAAATTACAGGAAATGTCAACTACTTTTGGCTATAGATCGCCTTCTTTTCTATTTTCGGAATAATGGACATCGAATTCGCCTCCTGGATATCTTGCCTTGAGCTTGTTAACATTTTCTTGGATTACTTCGTTAGGATCTAGGTCCAACGCCCTACATGAATTAATCCAATACCAAATAATATCACCAAGTTCTCGTTTAATATGATATTTGGTGTCATCATCCATAGGCTTACCTTGAAATACGCATTTTTTAACAATCTCAGCATACTCTCCACCTTCACTTGCTATGCCAATAGCACCTGTTAGTAATAGTGCGATATTAACATCATCATTTAGTTCATGTAAACGGGCTTGTGTAAAAGCCCAGTCGTTTGATTCTTCAGAAGTCACACCTTCCACGAATTCTTTATACTTATTTAAGTCTACTTGCAATTTTGCCTCTTTTTTTATCTAGAAAATTCTTCGGGTCTGATATCTGCTGGTCCGTCATCGTATTCATAACCAATGCTATGATCAGATGGCCTTTCATTTGAATAGGCAAGAATACTTTCAGCTTCAACCATTCTAAGCGTCATTTCTTCTCCGCCTAGTTCCATTTTAAGTCCTCTTGACCAACGACCATGTTCTACAAGAATCCATTCGCCTTGTTCATACGGATCGCTGTTCTTTGGACCTTTTCGAAATACTCTACCCCATCTTGGGTAAATGCCTCGTGTGGTTCCGTCATCACTTCTAAGAATGATGCCACCTTTGGTTACTTGTTCACCAAATTCCATATCGGAAACAATTACTCTGTTTCCTACTGCTTTGATATCTTCTGCCTTTATGGATACAAGGTTATTAGCCATTATTCACCTCTCTTAACAAAATTGCCATCTGCGTCTTCAACCCAATCATCTTCCTGTTTAGATTCTGCCTTTGTCTTACCTGGTTTTGTTTTTGCTGAAGATGTTTTTGGTTTTGTTTCTTCAACAGCAACAGCCATTTCAGGTTCAACTGGAGTTTCTGTTACAGGTTCTTGTGTTGGAGTTTCAAACTGCGTAGCAGGAGTATTATCTGCGTAATACTCAGCAAGTACGTCTTCACGTTTTCTAATGATCTTTCCTCCCGGGCCAAGTTCGTCACCGCGAGCATTCACTCTTGCGTTACCAACTGCTGGGGTTAGTTCATTTCGTTGTCTAAGTAGATCCATATCTATGGGTTTACCCTGCATAGATCTATATTGTTTTCTACCTGTTTGTTTGACTGCCATAACTGACCTCCTTTATTATATATGTACTTATCTCAGGAACTCTCTATAGTCTAGTCCATATTGAATTGAATTTACTTTATGTACACCAATTAAGTATAGCACATAACTTGCTACTGAACTGCCTCTTCCTACACCCCATACAATGTTATTTGCTCTCATAAAATCTACCAAATATATCATATATCTTAATAAATTTAGCATATCACGTTTTTTAAATTGTTCAAGTTCTTCAAACGCTCTCCTGTATTCAGGACCTTGTGCTTTATATCCATCTGTAATTAATTTACCTAAAACATGCTTTTCAACATGTATTTCTTTGTAATTATCAGGCATAAACCATTCGCTTTGGCATGCTCCGTCAAACTCTTTTTGATCGACATCTATTGGAATATATTTTTTTAACTTGGGTAATCCATTTTCATCTGCGTGTGTATTAAACTTATCTACATCATCTGAAGAATCACAAAGAACCACATGACATTTATCAATATGACCTGTGTAAATCATATCTATGAGATCACGATTCGTGAATCTAGGAATACCAAAATCATCAGTTTTCATAAGCATTAATGTATTTTACTGTACGTTGATTAATTTGTCAAGATCAATGTTACCATTTTCTTGATCTTGTTCTTCCAATTTAATCTTTTCTTCTTTTATTCTTGCTTCTTGTTTGTAAAAGTCTAAAAACGTTTGGATTTGTTGTTTGACTTCTGGGTTATGTGCTTGAAAATATTTTTTTGTAAGATCTGAGATTTTATCGTAAATCTCATTTAAAGTCATATCTTTTGTATCTTCTGTGAATGGGTGGAACATTATTCGTAGTAACCGACATACTTAGCAAATACAGTTGCTCCGTTATCGTAACTTACAAATTCAAACCAATACACTCTTGTTGAAGGAGTGTCAATTACAGCAGTGCTACCAGCATTTGGCCAACCATCTTTTCTTTTAAATGTGCCAGCACCTGCGTTTGAGGCAAAGGTTATAGTTCTTTGTGTGCCATCATTATTAATAAGAACATTGATTTTACCTGCTTTGTTATTCTCTGGCCACTCACTTAAGGTAAGTGTAACATCAGCACCTATTGTAAATGTTTGATAACTACCATTTGAATAATTTATGTTTTGACTGGTATTTACAGTGCCGCCGGCGAAATAGCCTTCACTTGTATCTATTAAGTTAGCATTTTGTATATTGTTACCAAGGAAGTTATTAGCAATTTCTAATCTAGCAGTATTATCCATAAGGTCTTTTACTTCAGCCTTAGCCGCAACAAAGTTATCCGAAATAATTGTAAAGTTATCTCTAAATCCTTGTGAATCGTTATCTTGTCCAGCTACAGGATATTCCTTGTTTACGCCGGTTTCATTTATATTACTTGCTGTTGGTCTTGCCATAATTTGTCCTTCCTACATTTATTTATCTGTATTAAACATTGAATTGATAGTTTGCGAACTTAATATATTGTTCGTTACTGTTGCCTAGTGTAGAGTCAATATTATATCTATCTATTTCTACATTTAAATTTTTGAAGTCAAATCCACTGTTTTTAATGTTTAAAAGCACAGCATCAGCTTCACCAGGTTTACAATAACAAAGGGGAACACCTAACACAAACCCAAGTTCTGCTTGTCCTGTGCCTTGTGACGTTCTCATCCAAAGTGGATAAAATTCTCTTAAATTAGCACCCACTACTCTAATTCTTTCTCTCATATTAGTAATATTACTAATATATTTTCTTTGATCCTTGCCTTCGCTTACTTTTATAGCATCACTGTCTATTTTTATTGTATTAGTGTTAGGTCTCAATCTAATTGGATCACTGTTGATACTGTCGTCGATATTTGCTACTGTTATAGTAGATCCGTTTTGTAATAATAATGGTATAGCATTTCCTGGAGCAAAAAGCACAGGACCATTTCTAGCAAATAAAGTAATAGTTCCAGTAGATGCGGGAGTTTTTGCTCCTCCGCCTCTTAGAATGATATCAAAAAATCCTTCTCCTGTACCAACTCCTGTGTTATCGTCTGTAACTGAAAATTGAATGCTGTCTGTTGTAATTTTATTTTCAGTAGCAGTTGTAAAATCTAATGCTGTTTTTCCACTAGTTGGTTCATGTGGATCAATCAAATCTACATAAATCACTTCATATACTGTATCGTTGGTTCCTACACTTTGAGCAATAGCTTTTTTTACATCACCAAACTTATATTTTTTTCTTAAATGGTTTTTAGCTGTGGCGGCAACAAACTCGCTGATGTCTTTTGTTTCTATTCCTGCGTAAGCAAGTGCCTTAATTTGATTTTGTAATCCAAATGTAGGATCGTTTGGTCTATAAATTGAACTTGGTGTAAACACATTAGGGTCTGAAATAAAGTTCCGAAAACTTAATCTTTCTTCTTGCTTTAGTAATGGCACCATTGATATATTACTGTATAACAAATCATCTGGATCAGTAGTTGTAATAGTAAATGTTCTTGTTGTAGCACTAAAACCAAATTGATCTTGTGCTTTTACTGTAAAGGTGTATGATCTATCTAATGTTGTTGTGGCTCCGTCAAGAGTAAATGCTCCTGTTGTTTTATCAATAGTAGTCAATCCTGGAGAACCAGGTGAGCCAAATTGTCTTACTTTTCCTTGAAGTTGTCCATCAATAGCAAGTGTGATACCTGGAGGTAATCTTCCGCTATCTAAAGTATAGATCAAAATAGCATTTGGCACAGTGCTTGTTGCACTTACGTTCAAAGTACTTACAAAGTTTGCTCTTAGATTTCCTAAGGCAGACAATGTGTTCCATGTAATTGTGCTTTCTACTTCACCTAATAACTTGACTGTAAATTCTTTGTCCTTTGCTACAGTTTGATTTACTTCATTTGTAACTCTTTCGTCAAAGTTATAGAATTGAATAGTTATAGTTTTGTTAGATGTTACAGCACCGCTCGCATCAAATGTTCGTATAAGTACATCACCAATTGTTCCTATGAAAGAAGATCTTAATAAATCACTATCACCTGATTCTATTTTTGTTACAGCTTTATCATCTGAAACTGCTACAACTCTTCCGTTTTTGACCACAAACACATTTTTGTCAACCACATTTTGAAAAGCGTATTTTGGATTTCCAGCAGTAGGATTATTTGAACCACCGGAATAATCTGCTAGAGTGACTGGCACTTCATTCCATACAAGCCAACCTGTCTCGTTATTAGTTCCTATAAAACTATTTTCAGCCCAATTAAACACAGGCACATTATTCTCACCAGACCAAGTTTGTCCTAATCCTAAGTTGTTAAAGTAAGATTGAAAAGATGTGGATTGGGCAGATCCTAATTGTCTCAAAGCCTCAACAGTAAATCTATATTCTGTTGTAACAGCAGGTTGGTAAGGAACTATACCAGCTATTTCGCCCGAAGTTGAGTCAATTGCCATACCTGGAGGCAATGTGCTTGGAGAGCCATCTGCGTTTGATTTTTTAACTGTGAAACTTATTATTCCTTGATTACTTGTTGGATCGTACACATCTAAAAATAAAGTAACATAATTATTAGCTCTTCTAAAACCAAAATCGCTTGGTGTTAGCCATACTGGAGCTCGCAAAAATGTATTATCTGCTGTGAATAATCCTGTCCCAACTTGCATGATTGTGTTATCAGTTCTAAGGAAATCATCACCTACTAGATAAATTTGAAAACTTCTTTTAGCAATCACTATGCCATCACTGACACTTACTGTAAAATCATAATACCTGTTTAGCTTTTTTGGACTTTGTGTTGGAATAGCATAATCATAAAATGTTGTATCAAAAAAGAAACTTTCAAAACCGTTGAAACTTTTAATTCCAAAATCAAATGGAAACTCTCCAAAGGTGTTAGAATCAAAAAATCCAGACTGTGCCCTTTTCTCTAATGCTAATAAAGGTTCAACAATACCTGTAAGTTTTCCTGTTTTTCTACCTAGTTCGATACCTGGCGGAAGTTCTCCATCTCCGTCGGCAATGTAATATTCAAGTTCATCTCCTGCTGGAATATCAGGATCAATTACTGACAGTTGAAAATCAACAGGACTACTATCTAAAATATAAAATTTTTGATTTGGTCCTAATCCAAGAGGTCCTTTTTGTGTAATCCAAGTAGGTTCATCTGCTCCGTCAATAGTAATGCTTAAAGTTCTATCGTCTGTAACAACACCTTTTTTAGCCCGTAAGGTAAATCTAAATGTTTTTAATGTTTTTACTTCATAAGGAGTTCCGAACAATTGATTGTTGTTTACTATTCTCAATCCGCCTGGTAAACTACCAGCAATTATAGTTAAGCTATCAACTTCGTTTACAGGAAGTGCGATAGACTGTGTAATGCTTTCTTGGATTGTACCTAGATTATGCCCTGTGTTTACGGTCCAAAGGTTGGCCATGCTATACTCCTATAACTATATTTATGCTACAGGTAGGGTGCCCATATCAGCCGTAGGTAGTGAGGATCCTGTAAATGTGTTACTGCCATCGTCATAATCTATGTTCAAACCAAACATAAGATAATCTAATGAACTGTCAAATGTAGTTGGAAATATTAAACCTTGATCTAATTTTAAATAAGGTTCGACACCTGCTATGTTTCTAATATCAACACCATGTACGGTACTTTTAATATCGCTAGTGTTTACAATTTCTTTTTGTTGTCCGTCTAAATTAGCACCTAGTTTAGGAGCTGTATCTGTTAATAAGGAAGTTTCTGCTGTGATGGTAATTGTACTTCCATTTAGATTGGTAGTAACAAGATTTCCACCTGCTAACGTAAGACTTGTATTAGCATTATTTAAAGTTATATTATTATTGTCAGCAAAAACCTGTAGCTGTGGTAAACCTGTAGCTGTTGAATTAATAGTTATAGCGTTTCCATCACTTACAAGAGTTGTTGCTGTTCCTGCTTTAAGTTTTTTAAATTGTAATTCAGCACCATTTAAATTAGCAAACACGCCTTCGCCTGCCGAACCTAAATTAGCGGCTGTAGTTTTTTCAGGATCTCTTGTATCAAGTTCTGTAAAGTTATTGTTAACCTTTACAAATGCTTCTCTTAAATCGTCACCTGTACCGTCGTTTGCGATTGTTCCTATGTTTATAGTTTGTATTGCCATATCTGTTTCCTACTGTATTTACCTATTCTTTTTTCTCAATCCAAATGTATTACTTGTATATGGGTTTGCTCTATTATATCTGTTGAATAACATTCTATTGTTGCCTCCACAGATGTCAGTTGTATCACCGTAATTAGCATCATTGGATTCGTCTTTTAAAACTGCTAGAGAATCGTTCTCTAATTTCTTTTTAAGTTGTGCTGGAGTCAAGCTAGGATCAGCTTGTAAATAAAGAGCACCAACACCACATACCTGTGGCGAAGCCATTGACGTTCCACTAATGTTTGTTTGTTTAAAATTGCTGTCAGCAAAATAATTAGGAGCTCCGTAATCATTTGTATTGCTTGTAGAACTAACAATATACTCTCCTGCGGCAAAAATTGTCACAGCAGGACCTGTTGTGCTGAAGCTTGTTTTTCTTTCAGTGCTTAAATTTTCAGGAGTCATGTCAGTACAACCTACCATGTTTGCTCCTTCATCAAAAGGAGAACTGCCTCTGTGATAGAATGCTGTCGATCCTCCATATTCAACTACATTGTTATAATCTACGCCAGGACCTACAGAAGTGTCAGCCTTGAAACTATTGTTCCCTGCCGCTATACATATATGAACTCCAGCATCTATACAGTCTTGTACGTCAGCATCTACACTTGGAACTCTCAAAGGATACCTATATTGAAAACTTCTATAATAAGGATAAAATCCGTAAGTGTCTCTATGATATGTTGTAGTGCTTGTCCAACCTGGTGTGGCTGAATTGTAAGTTACTCCTCTATATACATAACTGTCTATATTGCCTATACTAGTTCCGATTGATCCACTGTATCCCCAACTGGAATTTACTATTGTAGGACGTCTCAATCCTGTTTTAGGATCAATAGGTTTATTCAGATGCCAGCCTTTTATCACATCATAGCAACTACTGGTGGATATGCCGCCACTGTCTCCAGAGCCTTCTAATCCTTGTACCTTAACACTATAAACTCTTGCGTTTGGTGCCCAACCGAAATTTAATCCTGTTGCCGTACCGCCACAGTGTGTTCCATGTCCATCATAATCTCTATAATGATTTACACTTTGAGATCCAGCTACGCCTGATGCGGCATACCAATCTATGAGTTGTACTCTACTGTTTCCGTTAGCATCATTAAATTCTGGATGATCTACCTGTAATCCACTATCCTGAATAACAATATCAACACCTGTACCGTCCATCGAAAACGGTCTGTCGAAAGGATTTGTACCTAACGATGTTGATGTACCATATTTGTTTTCTATAAAGCTATGTCTTATTTTGCCCCAATCTCTGTAATCGCCAGAGTCTGCTGTTGACTTATTGAAGTTTGCTGTTTGTACAGCTTCAAAACCAATTATTAGGTCATCTCTTTGATCTGGTCTAAGTTGTACATCCGTTACTCTTGAATCATTTCTTAATTTTTCAGCTTCAGCATCTGTTAAAGCGTAATGTGTGTTTCTGGTAGACAATGGTCTAGCATCAGCCACGTCAACTGTTCTATTAGGAATATCGCCTGATCCAGTTGAAGCTATCATATCTTGATTAAATTGTGCGTAGTCTACGCCTTTGTTTAGAGTGACTACATATTCTCTTTCACTCATTGGTCGCTCCTAGTGTAAGTCTACCCAAGCACCGTTTGCGTATCCTTGGAACTTGTTGGTCGTGGTGTTGTAAATCAAATCTCCGTTAGCGGATGTTAAAGCATCTCTTTGTGTGCTAGAAAAACTTGCTAACCTTAAAGGACTGCTTGTAATTTTTACTTGGTCTTGGGCAATTAGTTCAATTGAACTCGCACTATCTATCTGTGGTGTGCCTACGCCAGAGCTTTCAAAACTGTCTGCTGTAAATTTTTGTGCTGATAAGTTTCCGTCTACGGTAAGATCACTACTCATTCTAACACTTGGTGTCATTACAATCTGTGAACTATCATCTGTATCAATAGTGCTTGAACTTAAAGTAAAATTGCCAATGGTATCACCTGATGTACCATTTACCCATTTACTTGTACTAGAATCATATTTTAAAACTTGATTATTCTGCACACTTGTAATGTTCACATCATCTAAACTGTTGATACTTTCTGAAGTTATTCCTGTGATATAACCTGCTCCGTTTGTTAGCTGATTATTGTTTGTAGGAATAGTAGGCTTATTTGTAATAGTAGTTCCATTATAGTCTATGCTTACACCAGAAATGGCACTGTAAGGAATGTTTGTTAAATATTGACCACTTCCATAGTAATTGTTTACATAAGCATTATTGTAATAATTGTTTGATGCTCCTATGCTATATGTATTAGTTGTAAAAGGACTTACATTTCCAAAGCTGACACTATTAGATGTTTCAGATCCTTCTGTGGTGATCTTACTAAGCGTCATTCCAGTAAGATTAGCTCCGCTACCGTAATATTCAACAGCATTAACATCACCTGCTACATCCAATTTCTTTCCTGGAGTGGTTGTAAATATTCCAACCCTTTCTGTTCCTGTGTCAATTTTAATAGCAGTTTTTGTGCCGTATGTTGGTTTTACTTTTATTTCTAAGTCTTGTTCGTTGACTAAATTTTCTAAAACTACTGCGCCTCCGGATACGGCCAAAGAAACTCTTGGAGTAGAGTTACCACCAATCTTTATACCGTTATCATCATTTATAGTAAGTGAACCATTTTGTGTATAACTTTGATTTACAGAAATAGCATCAACTATTCCGTAACCACCTAAAGTTGTTGGTGTGCCTGTTAGTGAACTAAATTGTGCATCAAATAAAGTTGGCTTATTGCTAAAGTTGCTGTAATCTAAATAATATGATCCGTCGAATCCGTCAAGTGTGTCTGCGTTAAGACCTCCACCACCTGATGTGATATCATCTGCTGGTGCCCATTTAGTTCCATCCCATTTTAAAACTTGTCCTGTTGACGGTGGACTAGAAATTGTATCAACATCTGCTAGATCACTTATGTCATCGACTAAAACCGGTTTGTTTGTTAAATCATTATAACTACCTGTTGAGGCAACCGTAGCAAAGTTAGGTACTCCAATTAATTCTGAATAGTTTACACTTCCATTTACCCAAGCCGCTCCTCCACTAGCACCTCCTGTGGTACTGTATTTTATTACTTGGTTATTAGCCAATCCATCAAAATTTGTATCTGGAGCCAGTGCGCCACCACCGCCACTGCTGGTGCCTGTGTTTGTAATTGTAATTGTCCCGTTAAGGTCATCATAAACAATGTCTATACCAGTACCTTCTCTAAGGATAGCATTTACACGGTCATCAACTCTTTCATTTGTAAAGTATAGGTTTGATCCTTCTGTTAATTCGCCTGTGTTTGCGGCAACACTAGGTTTGTCTGTAAGATCATTGTAACTACCGCTGAATGGATTATAGCTTACATTGTTAATTGTTAAGCCAGTCGCTTGTATGTTACCAGCACCTACTATACCTGATCCTGTTAAATCTAAGTTATCACCTATTGGTAATTCTTTTAGTTTGTTTTGATCGTCTCTATCAACTATAAGTGGTATTCTGTTTGCCATATCTTTATCCTTATAACGCCGCTATTCTAGTTTGGAAGTCGGCAAAGT